TTTTTGAGGCAATTCATCCAATATTTTAATTTTTCTGTATTCAGGGTTTACATTTTGTTTTATTTGTTTATTTGCATGATTCAAAATCAACAATATATATTTTTTATTCATATCTACCAAATTGGTAGTTTTTTGACTTTCAACATCATAAAAGCCCTTGAGATTACTTCTAAATAAATTAAGAATGTTTTCTTGGAACTCTCTCGATTGTTTTTTTATAATATCTTCATCGATTACAACATCCCATAGAACCTTGACATTTTCGTTATTTAAAAAGTTCTTTGTGTTCATTTTATTTAATATATAAATTATATAAAAATCTATTTATATAATTTTCTTCTTTTTAATAATGTTTTTACAAATTATCATTAAAATATATCTTTCTGAATTTTTGCATATACTCATCCTTCAATATATGAGTTTTCAAATAATGTTCCGTCATTTTGTCTTCAAGCATATGAACAATAAAATATAATGAATAAATACCACATTCTGTATTACCATATTGATGTTCTATACCTTCATTGCTGTCAAATTTAAACACTATTTTTTTGTCTAACGCCAAACCTTGTTCTTTTATTCTGTTTACAAATGTCATTATTTCCGGCTGCGGTTCGTCGCCAGTGCTGTCAAAGAAAAATATATGTTTCTTCTTTATATTAATAAACATTGATATCCAATGTTGACCTGGTTTATCGTGTGTGTCTGTATTAAATATAATGCCTATTTTGGTCTTACCATCTTTAATTTGCTGTGCTAAATTAAAATTACATAATTCTTCCCAAACGCATTCACCATACATTTTTCTCGTATCGAAATCAATTGGTGTCGGGCCAATAAAATCAAAACATTTAAATGCTTTTTCATATTGTTTCATTACTTTCATTATGTCGACACTTGATAACCATTCATTTGGGTTCTTTTTCCATTCTTCGGGTGATACAGGAGCAAAAGAATCTGTCATTTCACTACTCATCTTGCCAAATTCTTTTTGTTGCTTTATCCAACACGATTCTTTGTTACACACATCACTTAAATATTCTGTCAACAATCTATGTATTTCTTTTGTATCATTTGTGTTAATTTTCACGTCAGGGTGTCTCGAATTCCACATGTCTCTTAATTTATATAATGACTTGTCTGTATAACAACTAAAACCATTAATCTCGTTTTTTTGTTTAGGACTACAATTGACCCTTTGTAGCTTTGATTTGGATTTACCCTTTTTAGCTGAGCCAACTTGGGGTTTTCTGGTTTTATTTATTCTGGATTTCATTTTTGTCAATTGTTTCTTTATTTTCCTTTTTCGTGTTAATGAGTTCATCATATTTATTAGTGATATTTTTCTTTTTTATATTAATATTATTATTACTACTACTATTACTACTATTATTACTATTTAGACCCTTTACTTTTAATTCAGGATCCATAAGATTAACCTCTTTTTGTTTTGGTAGTATCAGCTTCTCTTGAGGTTTTGTAGTTTTCCGTTTCACATATTTGTCTAAAGATGGTGTTTTAATTTTAATTGAACGCATCATAAGTTTATCTGCTTCTTCGACAGCAATATCGTCGCCCAATTCAGGAATGGCGTTAATATTTTCCAAAGCTGTTTCATCTAAAGTTTTATATTCTTCTTGTAACAAATCAGTACTATCAATTGTTTTAAAATAATTGATTGATGCGTTAATAAAATTATCATAAGCATATTTCACGTCAGGAAACAAATTTTCTGGTTCCGCTTTATTTATTAATATTTCTTTAAACAAATTGTATATTCGCTTTTTGTAAAACTTGCGTTCTTCCTTATTAACCGACTGCGCTTTCTTGTTTTTAACTTGATTATTAAACAGTGATTTATTTAATAAACAATCTAAAGTGACTTGGTCTACAAAGGCTTGTGACATATTATATATTTTACTTTAAAAATATATAATTAATTTTATACGCTTATCTTTTTATTTTAGCCATATATTTTATAATGGAGTATCAAATTATACCCAATTTGACATATTTAAATAGACCAGTCTATACTCGTAATCCAGCTGCTGTAGCTGCTGCTAATGCTGCTCCTCCTCCGGTTCATGCGGTTCCATATAATAACGATGATGATAGTGATGAAGAAGACGAACCAGAAGATTCGTGGGCTGGTTTACACGGTATTATGGGTGGTAAAAAAAGAACAAGAAAATACCTTTCTAAAAATAAAAGAAACAGTAGGAAACGAAGAAAATCACGTCGCGTTTAACAGGTTTGTTTTGTCATATCTCGCACTTGAACCCTTGTAGAGTTGAAAAACATTTCAGAGCCGACTGTTTTCGAGTCAGGGTTCGGGTTAAATTGCGAAAATGAATCCTTTTCAAATAGCAAAGAATGAGATTGAGGTGTTGGCTTTGGTGTGAAACCATAATTATATAAATCACTTTTACTTGAAGGCACATATACTGATTGACTGCACTTTTGTAAAGCATAAATTTGGTTTCTCAATTCAGACTCCGTATTTACATTAGAAGCAAAACCAGACCAAGGCGATGTAGTGTTGCCCGGATTAAATACCTTATGAGGATTAAATGTTGGCTGTACTGTTAAAGGCACACTAATATTTTTTCTGGGGTCAACAACTGGAAAATATGAATATTTTGTCATAACAGGTCGCACATCTATATAAGGCTGTAACATTTGAGATGGTATATTTCGGTCGTATATTCGCGTATTCGTTTCTTCGTGTATTTTGGAAACATTGAGTTGATTACAATTATTCATTTTATATATTTAATATATATATTTTTTATTTTTACTTTTGTATTATATAAAAGATGTTTGAAAATTTTCCCTTTTTAATTTTCCAAGAGAAAACATTTGATTTTGTAATAACAATATCATTTATTTTATTACTTATTACATTCTTTGGATTCTCTCAAAAAGCACCAGAATATTTGTCAACAATAGATTACTATCTTAAAATTTATATTTGCTTATTTTTGATATTGCGATTTAACCCGTTTAGAAGTAAGATTCAATTTACTAATTTAGATGCTAAAATATCATTCAATGCCGGATTACTTATTTTAGCGTCGACAGCATTAAATCAATATGCGAAGTTTATTGAAGTCGACATTGTTAGCAAAATAAAACAGACATTTTTTAATAATGTTTAATATTTTCGCCTCGTCCTATTTTTTTTTATTGTATTTCTATGTGTTTTATTTTTTGACGATTTATTAAAAAACTCCTGTAAATGCGTCATAATTTGTTTTCCTAAAACCTTGTCAATTTCATATTCTTTTAAATTTTTATCTAAACATTTATAGTTATAACGTTTAAATTCATCATTCATTATCTTCTCAAAATTATCATTGTTGATAATCATTTTCTTACCACAATCACTATTCATAAATTTGTAAATCATATCGTTAAATTTTAAATCATAGTAGTAAGGTTTAATATTTATATAATATATATTTTCATTTACCATACCAGGATGAAACATATCATCTAAAAAACATATTTCGGTATTAGCTGGTATTTTTGTACATCTTATTAAATCATTATGGGTTTTATTATGTGTAGTTCTACATATTTCTACTTGTTTTCCATTTATTTTAAAAGCAGCAATTAGCTGGTCAATCAACTTATATTTTATTTTGCTTTCAAAGTATGATATAATATGGTGTGCCCATTCAGGAGAGCCAGTATTATTTGTATATATCATCATCTTGTGACAACATTTTGATTCCTTCTTTTTCTTTAAGTAGCTTAGGATATTTATTATATTTGGCCTCAAAAACTCGGGAAATAAGTCTAAAACATCATTAAAGTCGGATTGGGTAGGATTTGGTTTACTTTCTTGATTTAAATATTGTTTTAAACAGTCCCAAAACATACCCAATTCTGTAAAATAACCAAGTGTTTCGTCTAAATCAAACACAACAATTTTCATTATTATATATATATTGAGGTTTTAGATTTTACAATAAATTTTAACTATTGTTAGAATGTTTTATATGCGAATTTATAAATAATATTTAAAATATTTGTAAATACTATATAACTATAAATATGTCTGAAATAAGTGATACTGATTATAAAAAAATATTAG